ATATAGAACGTGGTCTTGAGCCTAACTTCTCAAAACTTTCGATTGATGGAGCTGAATATAATTTGCCAGATAAAAGACGAGTAGACGATTTTATTGAAGAGGAATTAACAAAATTACCATTTAATGTATTCTCAAATACAATTAGCTTATCAGTAAATGACTTTAAAAGTTTTGTTAAATTAAGCCCAGCTGATAAACGCCAAATCATTGATAAAATTTTTGGATTGGATATTGTTAATGACATGTCTAAAATATCTAAAGAAGATACGAAACGAGTTAAAGGAGAAATTACTCCACTTGAATCTTCAATTGCAAGTAACCAAAGATTATTAGAGTCCTCAGTTAACCAACTTGAAAATTTAAAAAATGAAATTCAAGCAACAAATACCGCTAGAATTGAAGAGCTTAATATTGAATTGAAAAAATTAGTTGATTTAAAAGAGTCAGCCAGAGTTGAAGCCGGTAGTTTTACAGCAAAGCTTTCAGAAATACAAACAATGGTTAGAACATCACGTGATGAATTAACTACAATTAGAGCAAATATTTCAGAAATACAAAAGAAGCTTGATCTTTACAATAAAAATAAGTGTCCGCATTGTTTATCTGACTTAACTGATGAAATTCATAGTCAAATTAAGGACAAGTTATTAAAACTAAAGGAATCACAAGAGTCCTCTATTCCAACTATTTCTCAAACAATTAAGAGTAATGAATCAGGGTTATCATTAATAGAAGCAGACCAAAATAAAGCAAAGGATCGATTCTATAAAATTGATGCGCAAGTCTCTACAGTAAAAAGAGAAATCCAACAGTTATCTCAACAAGGCAAACAAACGTCAGATAAACATCTAGTTGAAGTAATAAAAAATATTGAGACTGAAATTAGTACCGCTGGTACCGGTCTAGCTATTCAAACTGAAAAATTAAAAGTTTCTCAAGAGATGGAAATGATCCTATCTGATAATGGTATGAAGCGCATGCTAATGAGTCAAATTATTCCATTATTAAATAAAAAGATCTTAAAAACAGCAAAGGTGCTTGAATTCAAATTTGCATTTGAGTTTGATTTAGAATTTAATCCAATCATTACTCATTTAGGTATGCAAGTTTCGCCAGACTCATTATCTTCTGGCGAACAAAAGAAAATGAATTTAATTGTGTTGCTATGCATTCTTGAATTAATTAAATTAAAGCACAATAAAGTAAATCTTCTTTTCTTAGATGAAGTATTTTCATCATTGGACGTTGACTCAATATTTAGAGTAGTTGATCTACTTAAAACCTTTTCAAAGAAATATAATATGACGGTCTTTGTAATTTCACATGACCCATTGCCAGAAGAATACTTTGATACAAAAATCCAAGTTGAAAACACTGATCATTTCTCAGACTTAACTATCATTTAATACATATACCCATGAAAACCTCTAAAAAATCTAAATTTAAAGATGTTGCAGTTATTACCATAATTGTCCTATGGTTTACTGGACTCATACTACTAATGGCAAAGGGGCTTAACTAAGTTAACCCTTTTTCATTTTCATAGTATATTAATAAGATCTAACGGTGAGTTGGATTAAAATTAACAAACAATATGATAATATTTAAAGGTTTAACATTTGCTGATGCATATCGCGATTCTATTAAGTTTTTATTAGCTTATGGAGTTGTTAATAATGCCAGAGGAACTACTAGTAAAGAATTATTAGATGTTGCCCTAGTTATTGAAGACCCAACTCAGTGTCTTTATGAAAATTCAGTTAGAGGTTCGCAACAAAAATATATTGCTGCTGAGTTTTTATGGTATTATGCAGGTCGTAATGATGCAGCCTTTATTTCAAAATGGGCAAAGTTCTGGGAAGAAATTCAAAATGTTGATGGAACAGTCAATTTAGCATATGGAAACCTAATATTTACTGAAAAGAACGAGCATGCAATTAGTCAATACCAATGGGCAATTCAAAGCCTAGCAACTGATCAGAATACCAGACAAGCAGTATTACACTTTAATAAACCAAAACACCAATATTCTTCAAATAAAGATTTTGTTTGTACAATGTATGCAAATTTACATATCAGACAAAATAAGTTATACATGAGCGTATTTATGAGAAGTAATGATGCAATCTGGGGTACTGCAACCGATGTAGCCTTCTTTTGTTCATTACAAATGCAAATCCTATCTCATCTAAAACATTTTTATCCAGATCTTGAATTAGGGACCTATACTCATGTTGCAAATTCATATCACGTCTATGATAGACATTATGACCTTGCTTCAAGAATGCTAGCTGAACCATTTACCTCAATAACACTACCGCCAATTGTATCAGACTTAATTGAAATAGATGGCAGTCAAACCTCTGATTTTAAAACCCTATTTAATGCAATTACCTCAGACTCCAATGATATTATCCTATTCCAAGATGGAGAAGATATTTTTAAATGGATATATGATAAAACTTTTCAAGCTAAATAAAAATGTCTCAAAAGCAACATAAAATAGATATAGCCTACATTAAAATGGCCCAAGTTTGGGCAGAGCTATCTTATGCAACTAGAAAAAAAGTTGGTGCATTAATTGTAAAAAATAATACAATCATATCAGACGGATTCAACGGAACTCCTTCTGGTTTTGAAAATGAATGTGAAGAGGCTATTCATAACGAAGACGGCTCCTTTAAAGAATATAAAACTAAATGGTATGTTCTACATGCCGAATCCAATGCATTAGCAAAAGTCGCTAAATCTACCCAAAGTAGTGATGGTGCAACCTTATATATTACTTATTCCCCATGTACTGAATGTAGCAAATTAATTTTACAATCAGGTATTAAACGAGTTGTATATCTTGAAGAATATCGAGATATAAACGGCTTAGATTTTTTACGTCGTGCTGGAATTGAGGTTAAAAAAATCGACCATGATTCAATATGATAGATTCAGTAGATCGTACTCTCGAAATAATTTTCGTAAAGGATCAAAAACAATTCATTCAAATTTTTATTAAAAAACAAAAATGCGATTACTTACTAAACGTAAATAAAATCATTAAAGAAAAATTTGATCAGGACATTCTAGTTCCTAACAAAATACAATCATTCTTAATTAATTACGAAATTAAGAAATTAATCGATAAGGCAATTAACGTAAGAAATCGAAAATATAATCGAATAATTTATGTTAATGCTGGACTAAGTGCAAGTAACATTAACAATACAGTTAAGTTCTTAAATACTGCATACACAACAATTGACTTTGTTCCACATCTAATTGATTCAGAATTAGAGATTGGGGACCTTGCTGGAGTAGACACAATAAAAAAGGGGCAATAAAGCCCCTTTCTAATTTAATATACTTTTAAAACTTAGGATTTAGTTGTTTCTACTTTTCCTGAATAAATTAATGACTCTTCTGGTTTATTTTTGTCATTTATTGCAACAATATCAAAATCTCCAGCTTTATCAGCTTTTGGAGAAACCATAATAGTTGCTCCCGATTTAATATTTGAATTAGTTGAACTAATTACCTTAAACGATTTTGCTAAATCAGTGGTAGCTTCTAAATCAGCAGTCGCTGTAACTTCAAAATCTCCAGCTTCAGTTGATGATACTTTAAGATTATATGAATTGCTGGGTTTAGCAGTATCCTCAACTTTAGGAGAATCTACCGGCTTTTCTTCTTCAGAAACCCATTGTTCAAATAATTTAATTAATCTCATTAATTATGCTTCGTTTTCTTCTTCAGTAGGTTCTTCACCTTCTGGATTTTCTTCTTCCTCTTCTTCCTCTTCTTCAGCAGGAGCGCACATCTTTTTAATAGCTGCACATAGAATATCGCAAACTTCTTCTTTTTCAAGTTCCATTTTTTCAGCGATTTCATCAATCATTTCTTCAAGATCATCTCCAAAATCTGCCATTAGCATTTCTACTTGTTCTTGATCTACTTCAGTTTCTTCTTCCATTTCTGGAGTTTCTTCCATTTCTGGAGTTTCTTCTTCGGCTTCAGCGAACATATTAAAACCTTCGTTTTCATTAACGAATTGTTCAAAGCGTTTGATAGTACCTTCTTCAACAGCATTAACTGTTGCAATTGTTTGTTTTGCGTACATTGGATTAAATGGTTTTTTCTTTGCAGTTCTTGAAATTAAATCACGAGTTACTGCTTTCCACGTTGGATCATAATTATGATTGAAATTTCCACCTTCGAAATCGGCATTTCTGTCAACTACTCGTTGGTATCCTTCAAGTGATTTTCTTTTTGATTTATCAAAGTCTTCCTTTGAATTTGGACCACCAAAACCTGGTTTCTTTATAAGTATCTGCTGTAAATTGTGCAGTTAACTTATAAATTGAATTATCTTGAGTATAGTCAAGAACAGTTTCAGTCATTTTAGCTGGACCAAGAAATACTGGGCCAAATACAAAATCTCTATAAATTACACCAGCTCTATTAAACATTGTTACTTGAATGCTTGCATCTGCGTAATCAGCTTTTAGACCTTGACGACCAGTTAATGGATCATATATTAAATCTCCCCATGATCTTAGAGCATTGTAGATATACATATCATTATTATTATTTAAGTTAACCTCAAATTCAATTGTAAACTGATGATATGTTTGAGCTGGTTTAGCTGGAGCATAAGTTCTTTGCGAGAATTTATAGTTTTGAGTAACTACTGCTGAACCTGAACCTGAAAATTCAGGTAGAGTTGATACTTTAAGCACGTG